ATGAGCACGCCCGTAATCACCATCTTTGTCCGTCATGGATTCATTGATAAAAAGCCGTGCCGGTACTCCGGGGAAGAGTTTTCCCGGAAGTGTAAATGTCCTAAGCACCTCCGATGGACGTTGAACGGCAAGCAGTACCGGCAGAAGACCGGCTCCCGCTCATGGGAAGAGGCAGAGAAAGCCAAGCGGAAACTTGAAGACCAACTCAGCGGAAAGACCCCAACGCCAGAGGCAGAGACGGAAGCGGGCCGCTTCTTGCCGGATGCTGTCACGGTATTTCTTCAGGACAAGTCCGTCCAGGACATCAGCAAGGACGTGCTTGGGAAGTATGAGCGTGAGTTGGCCCGGCTCCGGTCCTATTGTGAAGGGCGCGGCACGTTTACCGTCCAGGGATTGAGCCGGGAGTTGCTCACGGGATACGCGGCCACGTGGGAGAGCGCTTACCCAAGCAGCACCACCCGGAGCAAAGTGCGTGAACGCTGCCGCTCTTTTCTCCGGTACTGCTATGAGGCACAGTGGTTGGAACGCATCCCCCAGTTACCCAAGGTCAAAATTGATGAGGTCCCCACCATGCCACTATCCACGGACGAATACGCCCGGCTTTTGGCAGCGGTCCCCGGCGTGGTCAAGCACTCCGTCCGTGCCGCCCGTGCTCGGGCGTTGTTTCAGCTCATGCGGTATTCCGGCCTTGCAATTGAGGACGCATTGACGCTGAAGCGGGCTGAGTTGGAGCACTCCGGGTTGTATCGGGTTGTGACAAGCCGCCAGAAAACGGGCGTCCATGTCTGTGTCCCAATTCCGGCCTCCATAGCGCAAGAGCTGTTAGCGGTCCCGAACAAAGACCCAAAATTTTTCTTTTGGAGTGGGGAGCTGATTGAGACACTGACTCGAAAGTGGAGCCGGTACTATGTGGCCCCGGTATTTAAGGCCGCCAAGCTGGACGGTGTTTGCTTTGCCACATCTCACCGGCTCCGTGACACCTTTGCCGTGGAGCTGCTACAGAAGGGCGTACCCATGGAGGAAGTCTCCAAGCTGTTGGGTCATACGTCCATCAAGACCACTGAGAAACACTATGCCAAGTGGGTGCAAGGCCGCCAAGACCGGCTTGACTCGCTCGTCACGGGCACTTGGGCTGACTGAGTATAATTGCGGCATTGACCACAAACTAAAACGCCCACCCTGTCCGCAATGGGCAAGGTGGGCTTTGAGGTGGAACCATGAAACGGTTTATGCTGCCTTTGCTTTTCGTCCTTTCGGCTTCTGCTTTTGGACAGAGCCTCCACGTGACGGCTGTACGGGAGTTGCAACCAACGGACCCCGCGCCCGTGTCCCGTGCTTTCCGGGTGATTGTTGTTTCCGGGACGGTTGACGGGAAGACCTACTCCCTACAACAGATGAAGTCTTGGGGGACGCATCTTGTCCAGGTCGGACAGGACTATCCCGTTTTGAAGTTGACGGAGCGGCGGCTTGACGTGACCGTGACGGACAAGAAGGGGAAGGTTTGGAAAGAGAATCTTGACGTGATGGGCGTCTCTGAATAGCCTCCGCCTTTTCTTCATCCTCTGCTTTGGCCGCTGCCCTTTCTGCCACCTCTTCATGTAACTTTGGCCCGTGGTATATGAAGTCCCACGGCTCATTGACGTTGTGCGCGTTGACCCACGCACGCTCACAGGGCCGTGCGTAGTATCCGCCTTTTGTTTCATCCCACCCGTACAACTTGACCGGGACTTCCACGCGGAGCCAACCCTTGTGCTGCCCCTTGATGGGCACCTCCATGATGATGCCGTAACGCCACCCGCGTGCCCAATAGCTTGGACCGTGCCCGCCTTCATGGAAGAAAGAGCACGGCTGACCTACGGTCTTGGTCCACGGCGGCCTTGGTAGTACCTTAGCGGGCCGGGACGCTGCCTTTTTAGATGTCACGTGCGTCCCTCCATCCTAGAAAGACCGCGTGCCGTGGCTTGTCCTTTGCTCCACAGGGAAAGTGCTTGTACTTGGCTAAGTCCCCATGTCCGCCCGGTACATTCTCCAGCGCGTAAATAGGTGCCTTATCTTCTGTGTGTCCAATGACGCGGCCACTTTTCGGAAACAATAGCCGCCGCTCAAGTGCTGTGAAGCCTGTACCAATCTCAAACTCAACGCCCGACTCGGTGTCCACCGCAACCAACGTGCCCATGGTGCCGGTTGGCTTCATCCCTGCTTTCTTGTGGCTCCGCTCCGTGCGTCCCAATGCGTTTTTCTTGGCAGCGTTGCCGTTGTGCATCAGCTCTGTTACACCAAGGACCAAGCCCTCACCGTCAACAAACCTCTTCAGCTTCAAGAGGTATCCTTCCTTGACCGTGGAGCGCCCGTGCTTGTATGGGCCGTCCAGTTTGCGAAGGATGACGCCCTCATATCCCATACCAACCCAACGGTCCTCATACTCAAGCAGCTCTTCAAGAGAGTTGACCGTCACTTGGGGCACCATGCTGATGGCTGCCACATTGTCCAACCCGTCAAAGATGGCAGACACGTGGGCAAGCCGCTCATGGAACGGGACGCCCTCTTCCTGAATGTCAAAGACGTGGTACACAAGGCCGTCAATAGGTTTGTCATCAGACATGACCATGGAGACGGTCTTCCTGTACACATCCGGTGCGCACGGGTCCCCGGCCAACAGCTCACCATCAAGGTCAAGCGGCAAGCCCTCAAACAACGCTTGGACGTTGACGTTGGGAATGGGCTTCAATGACCGGGACAGGATAGGCCCGGCTGTGGTGATCGCTCGCACACCGTCCAGTTTGGGAGACGCTATCAAAGGAAAGCGGAGAGCCTCAAGCCCTCCGCAGTCAACAGCCAACATCGGTTTATGGTTCACTTCTAAGCCTCCACGCTGTGCCTAAATTCGTCCGCCCACACATAGCGGAGTTTCCACACGGGCCAACGGCTCATTGCCCGCGTTGCCTCTCGCATAGTGCGAAAGAGCGGATTGACGGGCAAAGGTTCTGCCGCTCGTGCGCGTAAGTCTTTGAGCCACACTTTGAAAGGCACACGCACAAGACACGTATGGGCCGCGTCCTCATAGAAACTAGCTCCGCACTTGGCACAACCCACCAAGCAAGGGCCGCAAGTTGCTTGACACATCAGCGGTGACCTCCATATCCAGGCCGGAAGGCATAGCGGACACGCTCCGGCTCAAAGGTTGGCTCAAAGTGCGTGATGATAGCGGCGGCTTCCCCGGTGCTCAGCATCCAACCCTTGCGTGATAGCTTGAGCGCACGGTCCAAGGCCGTCAGCTTGCCCGCGTCCTTCGCTTGGGACATGAAGTGCAACTCACGGGACAAACAATCGGCGTGGAATCCCTTAAGAGCTACGCCCGCCCAACTACCGGACGCCCGGCCCCGCTCCGGGGCATCCCCTTCGCATGGGCTATCCCATTGCGGGAACACCCAACAGATACCGGCACAGCACGCCCTAAAATCAAACTGACTGATGAGGTCCTCCGCGTCCGCGTATTCCTTGTAAAAGACGTATTGGACCGGGATGGACAGCTCAACCGAATAAGCAAACAAAGAGTGCTTGACAAACGGGGACGCCTCCAACGCAAGGCGCTCCGCTTGCTCCGCGCTGTGACAGAAGATGTCCACATCCTTGACCGGCAGCCCGGCCACAGTGTCACGGATGATGCCACCCGCAAGGACCACATCCTCCCGGCGCAACTGTGAGACAACCACGTCCGGGAGTTGGTTGAGCACGCCCATGACTTCAAGTGCTGTCAAAGTTTCAATCATTGGATTCCCCTTGCGGACATCATGTCCGCCGTGTGGATGATGTATGCAAGCCGCGTCTGAGGTTCAACCGGGCTGCCCCACTCTCTACGCCCGTGATGAGCTAACAAAGCGTGTCCAATGTCTTCTGTCTCTTCAGGCGTGAGGTTTTTAGCCATCTCCAGGAAGGCCGCCCAACTCCAGACAACATGACCCGTGCGCCGCTGAAAAGGCAGCTTGTCAACTCCATCAGCGGTGAAGGCATACTCATGAATCTTCCCGTAATCATGGAACAGGGCAGCAACCAAGGCGCGGTTTGCAAGCGTGACATTCGGTCTTGCCAAAGCGATTGCCGCTTGTGCCACCTCCAAGGTATGAAGGACCAACCCGCCCGGCTGTTGGTGTGGGCCGGGATGATGTCCAGCGGAGGCCGGGGCCTCAAGGAAGCGTGGGTCATTCAGGACGTACAAACACATGCCTTGGTATCGAAGGGGCAACGTGTGAACCAAGCCGCGTAGTTTTTCAATGTTTGTCATCTGACTTCAAGCCTCCCAATGACGCGCTCATAAACGGCGCGTGGTATGCGGATACTTCTATACCGCTGTTTGTGCTTGGACTCGGGACGGCCCAAGATAAGGACGCCCCGCTCTCCTTCAAACATCCGTGTGATTGTCTGCCGGGATAGTCCGGTTAGCGCGGCAACCTCCGGCACTGTCATTGCCGGTTTGTCTAAAATGCTTGGCATATACCCGCTCCAGCGGCGGCCCCGATTGCGGCACCTTGACCACCTTTGAGATAACTTCCAACAAAGCCGCCCGCCGCTGAGCAGCCAATTACCTTGCCCGCCTTGGCAAGGCGGTGCAAAAACTTAGGCTTGGCCTTGAGCGCAACAATCTGGACATCCTTCTCTGTAGTTATCTGCTTTTGGATGGTCAGCTCTTTCGTACATGCGCCCACGTTCACCGCGTCTTGCTCACATTGGTTAACGCCTTTAAACAAGTCCAGGGCGTTGACCTTCACCGTGTCCGGTGCGTCCGGCACCGTGGTGAGAGACGGCAACACAGCCTTAACCTCCGGGTCCTTCTGTAGAGCCTGGACAGCTTGCGGTGCTGTCTTCACAGCGTCCGCTTGCTTCTGAAGGATGGTCACCTCAACCTTGGCCGCTTGTGCTGTGGCCGTCTGTTGTTTGGCAAGTGTGTCAATCTGGACTTGAGCTGTCTTGACTGTGGCGTCAGCCTTCGTGCGGGCGTCATGCTCCTGGAGCCACATGCGCCCAACGAAGATAAGAGCAGAAGCAATGATGATGGCCTCAACATGCTTGGCCGCGTTAGCTTTCAGCCAAGTGAGAATTGCTGCTTTCATTTTGAGTACCTCTTCCCTTCGTGTCCGTCAGCACCCAAGATAAGGCCGGGTGCCCACGGCGGAGTTACGCTCATGTATCCGTTGAGCCGGTCAAGTGCGGTTGCGTCTGACTCATCAGCAAGACAGAGCAACTCATCATGTACGTGTCCAACAATCTCCAGGCCGGAGTCTTGCTCAACCAAAAACATGGCCTCAACCAAGCAGTCACGTGCGATTGCCTGGACGATGTTTTCGCAGAGCCTTCCACCATAGGTGTGCTGTAATCCCCACCCGTGCCCGCGCTCGCTCTCAAAGCCGATGGTTAGCTTTTGTGAGCCATAGCGGTTGCGCTCTTGCCGGGCATAGGCATTGGGATACACCAACTCACGCCCGCTTGGGAGCACGATGCGTAAAGCCGGGTCCTGATACCTAAAGACAAGGTGACAAGCACGCACGCCGTTGAGGTCTGAGGTGACGTATTGGTTGCGCCGCTTCAAGCACGCTTGGGCAAAGGCGTCCTCCAGGTGATACCACCAACGCGCAACCTCCATGAAGGTGTCCCGGAAGGCTTCCACTTGCGTTTTGGCTTGCTCTTGGCTGAGGTCAATGCCCATCATCTCCGCATAGCGCCAAAGCCCGGTCTTGGTGATAAGGCCCGGAGCCACAGACTTGGAGCACACTGGACACTGTGCAAGGCCCTCAAAGTCACCGGGGACATTCCACGTGTGTTTACATGCACACTTACACTTGCGGATGAGCTGACCACCTCCAAGGCCAAAGCCACACCCGAGAGTGCCGGGCTTGGCTTGCTGCCGCATCTCTGCCGTTACGTCCGCGTAATCACAGCCCTCCATCCGGGCGGCAAAGTCAATGTAAGGGTCCTTGCCTTCCTCATAGACCTTCATCATGGCTTCACAACCGGCAGCCCAAGCAAGCCCGCGATTCTCCACGGACTTGAAGTCCCCATAAACCAGCTTCTTGCCCTTGGGTGCCGTGATGAGAGAACGAAGGGCCAGGGACACCGCGTCCAGGTCCGCCACCTCTTCCCCTTGCTCCAGTAGCTTGATAACCGTGCCCACCATGGCTTTCTCTTCCTTGGTGCGTGCGGCTTTGAGGTTCTGAGGCTGTGCCCCGCGTCCTGCCCACCTTCCTGTATGGGCTTTGTAGAAAGCAAACAAGTGCCGGAGCCTGTCATCAGAGCTGAGTTGCTCAAGAATCTTCGGCAGCTTCTTGATTGACGCCTTGTTCGCAAGCAGCCGGAGCCGGAGCGCCTGTCTTGCTTCGTTAGTCATCGACATCAATAACCTCCGCATCCGGGTCCTCTGACAGAGCCTTCTTGACTAGCTCTTTGCTCAGTGATGTGTACGGATACCCACGCGCTTTGAGCCACGGCAACAACTGAGCCGTGGAGTTGGGATTATCCAGGCCGGTCAATTCAACCAAGCGCCGGTTTTCACGAATCTGGAGCCGCTGTGCTTCCTCCCATGCGCGATAGGTCAAGAGCCGGTCCATGGGCAAGCCGCGCTCATTGATGTCTTGGTCAATCAGCCAAGCCCTGTACTCACGCTCCGGCAACTCAAAACGCTTCAAGAGCCATTGAAAGATGAGGCGCGTGTCATTCACGTCCGCTTTGCAATACGCACAGAAGGCGTCCCAATCCTCCGGGTCCGTGTGACGGTTGCGGACACTCCCGTCCTTCTGTGGCTTGCAAAACTTGTTGATGAGCAAAGTTTCCTTGGATGTCTCCGCCTCATTTGCGAAGTAGGGCACACGGTTGCAATCCTTGAGTCCAGCGGGCAGCCCGGCATATAGCGCGTCCACCATGGCATCACGCCACTTGAGTGGGTACAGCTTCCACACGCGCCGTGTTAGGTTGCGCTCAAATCCTGCATTCCACGGCACATTGGTATGTGTCCGCATATCACGCTTGAGCGCCTCCAGGCTTGCGGCTGAGTCTCCCTCTTGCCACAACTCAACCGGGCCATCATCGAAGGCAAAAGCACACATGAGGATTCGTGTGCTTGGGTGCTTGGCATAGCGGTCCAAGCTGACGCGCTTGATGTCCAGCTCCGAGAACGTCTCCAGATCGGGGAACAAGTAACTCATGCGCTCACCTTTCTGAAGATGTCCACAGCCTGTGCTTGGCAATCAGCGGCGGAGGCGGCAGAGATGATGAAGTCATAGTCTGTGCCGTCAAGCGCCGTCTCACTGTCATGCTCATGGACCGCAACATCTGTCTTGCCCGTGTTGACCACCTCCACATAAATGCCGCCGCGTGACCGGATGTAATCCCGCTCATTCGGATAGCGCACATCCGTGATGAGGGCAACTTCCGTCTCATGCGCGTCAATAGTCTTGAAGAGCCGTTTGACCCAATACAGCGGGTCCTTGTTGCGCCGGTCTTGGCCCCAATGCTGGAGCAAAGTGCGCGGCTTTGGCTCTTCAAAGTGGACCCACTCCGGCAACAGCCCGGCCTCTTTGTATTGCTCAATGAGGTTGTATTGGCCGCCTAGAATCGAGCACGCAACACGGACCTCTTTCTTGAGCGCATCAGCAAAGCCATATTGCCGGACCTGTGTTTCCAACGGGCAAGCGTTGAGAATGGCGTCAGCGGCAGTGTTTTTGCCTTGACGCGCCCGATGTCCAAAACCAATCAAGAGCATCAGGCCGCCTCCGCCAATTCCACAGCCGGACTCCGGCCCTCAATGCGCTCTTTCGCAATCGCAAAATAGGCCGGGTCCTTTTCAATGCCAATGAAGTTGCGGCCCGTGTTAACGCACGCCACGCCCGTGGTGCCGCTGCCCATACAGTTATCAAGCACCGTGTCACCGGGGTTGGTGTATGTCCTGATGAGGTACTCCATGAGCGCAACGGGCTTTTGTGTTGGGTGGACCTTGTTCTTGTCATAGCCGAAGTCCACAACCGTGAGCGGATACCGCTCTCCGTTGCTCTCTGTCACCACGGACACTTGCTCTCCGTAGTTGGTAGTTGCCCGCCCGCTCTTGCACACATAGGGCTTAAAGCCCGTGCGCATCTGTGGGTTGTACGTGGGTTGAGCGCGATAGAACACAAGCACTTGCTCATGCGAACGGAGTGGCTGCTTCTTTGCGTTGAGAAAGCCCGTCCCTTGCTGCTTGCGCCAAACCCACTCGTACTTGAAGGCTGCCGGGTTGCTCAGCACCAATGCGGCGGCAAACGGCTGTGTTGCCGTGAGGACAACCGCGCCCCGAGACAGCCGGTTGTACTCCGTCCACAGAGGCTCAAACGGGATGACGGCATCCCACGCGTTACGGGCCGTGACCCCATAGGGCAAGTCACAGAGCACCAAGTCAACGGATAACGCCGGGAGCGTTGGCATAATCTCCAGGCAGTCACCTTGCAACAAAGTCACGCTCATCCTTGTGTCCTTCCGTATAGCTTGCCGCCGTAGGCAAAGCGGCCATTGAATACGGTCACGGGGAAGTGATTGAAGAATCCCTTGCCGTAAAATTCAGTGATGCCAAAGCCGTTAAGCCATCCGGTTGGGCGCTTCTTGAGATAGCTTGCGTCCAGCTTTCCAACGCACGGCATTGACCACGCTTGCCACTTGTACTTGGCAGAGTGCGGCAACATTTTGGTTGCTGAGGCGCTAGTGTGGAAGTGCCCGAAGACAACGGACTCAACGTATATGTCCAGTGCCTTCCTTGCCGCGTTGGGTCCGCCTGTCAGCACGTCCCCGTGAAGGTACTTGAGATGGCCGTATTGGTAATGGCCGCCCTGTGGCTTCACAATCCATCCGCGTTGCTCAAGGTTGAGGTATGCCGGAAAGTCAAGAAGACCTTCTAACTCCGGCTGCTCTTCAATGAGCTGGAGCGCCCAATCTTCGTGATTGCCGGTGAGCCATACCTTGACCGCATCTTTGCCAAGACGTTTCTCAAACGGTGTGAGGACCTTCTTGTCAAAGGTGTCCAAGTCCCGTTTCATTTGTCCACGCGGACGAAAGAGCGGCTTACCTTTCGTGTGGTGTGAGATGGACCCACAGTCCAGGTTGTCCCCGCCAAGGATGCCGATGTCCACACGCTCACGGCTCATGAAGTCCAAAGCCGCGTTGAGAGTTGAGTCATCAGCGTGCGGGTGATGAATGTCAAACAAACTGATTGCCCGCTTGATTGCGTTCACTGTCCGTCTCCCGTGTCTGCTTGAATTTGCTCTTTGTACCTGGACGTAAAGCCGGGAGGCACACAGCCCTTTGGCATCATTCGTCCGCAAATCTCTTGGTAGCCACAGAAGGAACGGTCACCGGAACACGGCCAATTGTTACTGTGAGGCCAAGGCTTCTCTACACCGTATGTGTGCTGTAAAAACTCAATTGCTTCACAGGCCGCGTACACCTCAGCCATGGTCCGGTCAACTTCAGCCGGTCCAACATACAACTCAACCGGCGCATACGTGGGCTTGTGGTCTTTGTCCTTGCGGTCAAAAATCACGTGATATGTAAAGAGGCCGGTTGGAGTCTCCGTCCACTCTCGCTCTGCCCTCAAGTAAAAGTGGCTTTGCGTGGATGTCTCCAGGTCCCCAAAGTATGTGCGGACCTCAGCCTTGGTGCGCGTGCCCTTCGTGGTCTTGAAGTCACCCGGCTGCCGGACACCATCACGGTTGACAAAACGATGGTCAATGCGGCCATTGATTGAGTGCTTGCCATCCCCAATAGGAATCTCAAACTCACGCTCAACCCAATCCAGCTCACCAAGGTCCGGGACAACCTCAAGCATGTCCTCACACCGGCTCACCACTTCCTTGCCGTACTTGGCGAGCAACAGGCCACGGTCTATGCCTTCGTTCATCGCATGGAAGCAACTGCCCCGCCTCCGCCCATAGTTCATGAGCGTTGGTGTCTCATCACCTTCCGGAGTGAGTCCAAGCATGTAGTACAGCCGGAATCGTTCCGGGTTTTTGAGAAAAGCTGTGTACTTGCTATATGAAATCCGCACAACACCTCCAGTTTTTGAGGCAAAAAAGAGGGCGGCCCGAAGGCCACCCAAAGCACATCAACAGCAACAGAGCCGGTTACAGATACTTTTTGGCGAGCGTCTCAAGGCGCTCAACTTCGGCCTTGGCGTCAGTCTGTGCGCGGGTCACCAAGGCAATCAAAGAGGTCTTGGCCTCAGTGAAAGCAGCCAACGCGATTGATACGGCACGCTTCTCAACACTGGCACCGTAACGCTTCCCGGCATAGAAGATGGCAACAGCGATTGCAAACACATATACAGCGGTCATGTTTTCCTTTTCCGTCCAATGACCACCTCAGCGGGCGGACCATAGACTTTGACTTTCTTGTTGGCCTTGGCTTTCCCGATTAACCCGTATGTTTCTTTGCCGAGTGCGGCGGGTGCCGTTGGTGTGGTGAGATATGCGCCAAGCCGTGAGGCCGTTTGCGCTTTGTCCCGAAGGATGCCTATTGCTCTATTGCAGAGCCAACAAAGCAAGCCTCTGATGCGTCCGGTTTTGTGGCAGTGGTCCACCGCTAGACGGATTCCGTGCGGAGGCTCCCCGCATCCCGCACAGACTCCGCCCTGATACGTGAGAATTGAGTCATACTCTTCCTCACTCAACCTATAAAGCAGCCACAAACTCCGCTGACGTGCTGTCATCCCTCCGTTTGGTCTTGCTTGCGCACGAAGTCAGCGGGGATGTCCGGCGCGGTCTGACCCTTCTTGAGCGCCATGGTTGCGGTGATTTTGAGGAAGGGCTTGCCGCCGTCCTTGCTGTCCTCTTCAGACAGGACCAACATGCGCTTGGTGCCAATCAGCGTGTCCAGGTCAAACGCGGAGGGAAACTCTTTGATACCGAGAGTCCCAAGGAATTTGCGGAGGCTTGCTTTCTCGTTGAGGCTGACGGTGAAGGACTGAAAGACGCGCTTGTTGCGGTCTTCGCTGTCCGTCTCCGCAACAATCCACACGAAATAGCACTTGTGCTGTGTGGTGCCGGGCTTGAATTTGTTGGGGACCACCCCCTTGTCCACGATGTCCGCCAATACTGCCGGTTGGAGCATCTCTGTGACCGCTTCAAAGTCCTTGCCGCCGCTATCAATCTGTACGGATAAACCCATTTGACAACCTCTCCCTTTTGTGAGCGCCGTTTATTCGGCCCTACACACAAGTGAAATAGCGTGCCATCTTATTGAATCTACGGACGTTATAGTCAAGGTAAAATTCGTTTGTCCGCTGTAATTGGGATTCAAAATAGTGCTTCGCGCGCGTGATTATATGAGGATTTTTTGTAATGTGAAGTGACAAATCACATTTGGGATTTGTAAACGGGACGTGCTATTGTGTGTTCTGTTGGTGAAAGGAAATGAGGACCCACATGGTTTCACACCGATTGAAGCGGCTCTTTTGCAAACACCGTCACTCCGTTTTGCGGGTCAATACTGACCGGCTCTTTACTGAGTGCCTTGACTGCCTCCATCAATCTCCAGGCATCACCACGGGGATTGCGTATCCACCCGCGCCGCGTTTAGTCGCCAATGCCGTGGTCAATCACATGCTTGGGGAGGCTCACATTGGCTAGTGCCGCGCTTGCACCCACCATCACACACTTGATGCCGATTGAGGACATAGCGGCGGAACTAGGCGTCACAACCCGCGCCGTGGACTACACGCTTGCACGCGCTCTCCGCAAACTGAAGGACACCGGAACATATACGGAGCTGCTTGACCTCATCCAAGCGCGGCACATTCACCACTCGGAGCCGGGCGGACATTGCATCAGTGCCGAGTGCAACCGCGAATGGATAAACACGTGGTCACCGGCTGCCGATGACTCACCGCGCACCACGCGGGCCAAGCAGCGGCAACAGCATGAGCGCGGCACTTCAGACCGTGGCGGATTCATGCGGACAACCTCAACCAAGTAACGAAGTGAGGCGCAACCCGCCTGGAAAGTCATGCCCATGTTTGGAACACTCCGCCGTATCGCATCTTTGGCCGCCGCTGCAATCGGCCTCATCAGCTCTACAAAAGCAACCGTCCCCACCACACGCTATGCCGGGCCGCCTATCCCTTTATTGCGGTCACATCCCGGCTCTATCTGCCGCACCATCTTCGTGGGTGCTAGCGGCGGCAAGCGCAACCGCGTTAAGGGCAAGCGTGACCACTCGCTCAAAGTCCGTAGCAACCGGCGCAAGGCTTCAGCAAAGAGGAAGGCGGCCTAGCCATGGGCTTGCGTCAGCTAGTCATCATGGCAACGGACGGGATGCCGATTGACGCCCGTGAAGTGGCTCTCTTGATTGTTGAGAGCACTTGGTCCGGTGTCACCAACTTTGATGCCGGACACGCAATGCACCTCCGGGCAGAGCTAAGGAAGCACTACAAAGCGAGAAAAGCAGCATAACCAAGAAAGGCGGCAACACAATGCGGAAAGCATACAAAAGGAAGCGGCTTCCACTTGCGGCGCGTATTCGCAGACTTGCAAGGCTAGCTAGAAAGCGGGCCACAGCATGAGCACAGCAACGCTCTTGATGGACAAGTGGACGGCATACAGGGACTCACGGCGCGGGTCTTATGAGTACCGGAGCCGGACCCGTTACAACGCTGTGCTTGACCGGCTCATGCGCTTGGGCCTTCGTGTTGGAGACAGCATCATTGACGTGGGCGCGGGCACGTGTCAGTTTGGCCGTTATCTTCATGAGTGCGGATGGTCCGGGGAGTACACACCCGTGGACGCGGTGATTGATGGGACTGACCTGGAGAGGTGGACGGCTCCGCCCGCTGACTTCATCGTGTGCATAGAGGTGGTGGAACATTTACACCACCATGGTGCCCTTATCAACACAATGGTCCAAGCCGCCCGGCGCGGTGTGGTGCTGACAACACCCAACAGTGAGGCCGTGGATGTAATCGCTTGTGACCCAACCCATGTCTCAGTGGTCCCCGCGTGGGCCTTGGAGGTTGTGGGCTTTACAGTGGAGCGGCACTCATGGTTTGGCGTGCCTCAAGACTCGTTACTTGCCTGGAGGCGTCATGTCAATGCTTGAGATTGCTTTGAGTTGTATTGAGCGCGGGTGGTTTGTCTTCCCGTGCATACCGAAAACCAAGAAGCCTTTGACCAAGCAAGGCTTCAAAGATGCGAGCAACAGCCGTGACACCATTGAGGCTTGGTGGACAAACTACCCGGACGCCAATGTTGCGATTGCGACGGGACCAAGTGGCTTGACCGTGGTTGACTATGACCACGGCTTAACGGGCGTGGCGGACTTCGCAAACCTGGAGACAGGCCGGACGTATGCTGTTCGGACGGGCCGGACAGACGGCTTCGGCGTCCAACAGTATTTTCAAGGTAGCGGCTTGAAGTCAACCGGATGGGAGAAAGACGGCCTCAAAGGGGACATACGGAGCGCCACGGGCTATGTGATGGCTGCCGGGTGTGTTCACCCAAGCGGTGAGCCGTACACGGTCTTGGTTGATGCGCCTTTGCTTCCCGTGCCGGATTGGGTCCGGGCTTTAGCGCCCGCTCATGAGACGTTTGACCCGGCAACGGCTGTGGATAATGAGACGGCGGATGAGTGGAAGACTTGGCTTCTTGAATACGCGGCCCATTATCAGCTTGGGTTGCGCGGATACGAAAAGCGAGCGCCAAACGGGTGGTGGTTGGGGATTGAGTGCCCGTGGACCACGGAGCACACCTCCGGGCCTGGAGCTGAGAGCAGCACCGTGCTTGGCATCCTGGACGGGAAGCTTGCCTTTGAGTGCTCCCACGGGACGTGCAAAGCCAAGAAGCGTGACACAGCGGTTTTCAAGGCTGAGATGTTATCCCGGCGCGGTGACTACGTGCCCGAGCCTGGAGCCGACCCGGTTGTCATGCTTGGAAGCGGCAAGAAAGAGGCGGCTTTTGTGGCCCCGGCTGATTGGCGCACCATGTTTCACACGCAAGAGGAAGTGGTCAACTGCCCACCTCCCACCTTCCTGATTGAAAACTTTCTAGCCAAACAAGCTATCTGTGCGATTGCCGCGCCCGTGGCACAGCGCAAGAGCCTTATAGCTTTGAACGTTGCAAGATCACTGTGTACGGGTGAGGCGTTGTTTGGATGCTTGGAGGTTGTCAACCGGCCCACTCGGGTGCTGTACCTGTGCCCGGAGATGGGCTTGATTTCATTGAGCGGACGTATCCGCAACATGGGCATCCAAAGCTGTCTTGGTGACACGCTCTTCATGCGGTCAATGAATCTTGGTGACCTCAAACTCTCAGACATCCCGGATGAGGCGCTCTTTGGGAGTGTGCTTATTGTGGACACGGCTGTCCGCTTCATGGCGGGTGATGAAAACAGTGTCAGCGACACGCGGGCGTTTAGCCAAGTCCTCTTTGACACGCAACGGCGGCAAGGCCAAGACGGTGCCATTGTGGTGCTATACCACAGCCCAAAGGCTACCAAGAGCGTGGATGAGCTGACTCTTGAAAACTGTCTCCGGGGGAGTGGTGAGTTAGGCGCGGCCATTACGGACGCACACGGCACACGGCTTCAAGAGGCGGCACCGGATAAAGCATACGGCTCCACGTCGTTTATCAGCCATATCAAAGCCCGAGATTATGAAGGCTTGCCTAACTTTGAGGTGAGTTGCAACCTTGAGACGGCCATCATGACCCGCGTTGGTGAGCCGGGCGTCCGCGCTGTGTTGGCAACTAAAACGGGGGGATACAAGGCGAACAAAGACGGCCTGGACGATGCCGCCAAGACCTTTATCCGTGAGCACCCGGAGCTTTCAATTCGGGACACCGTGGCGGCCTTGGCCGAGATTGGCATAAAGCGCCAAAAGACGTGGGTATCAGACACGCGCTCCGCTCTCAACGGAAGTGGGTGCAAGCACACAGAATGACCCGAAAATGGTGCTTCACTGTCCGCCGCCGTATAGCGAATACACGGCGGACAGCAGACACTTTAAGACCACCACACCACCGTCAGTAATTTCATTTCATTACATTACTGCCGAGACGGTATGGATTGTGGCGCTCACACGGCGGACAACCGGGACTCGCACACAGGACGCCACAACGGGATTTAACCTTGGGAGTAAGTGCAATGCCGTCAAAGACTTCAGCCACAAAATCACATAAGTGTAAGGGCAAATATGCCAAGCGCGGGACACAAGCGTTTTGGGAAGCAAGACTCAAGCGGGCGGGCTTGTCCATGGAGCGCGGACATGACCCGCATTGGTTAACTTACGGCCACATGGTTGGTGACCTGGACTTTGACGGGCGCATCACCTATGAGCCGCCACAAGGGGAGAGATTGGACAACGGGGAATGGCCCATCAGTCTCATGTAACGCTGAGATTCAAGAGCAGACACAACATTGAAGACATTGACCTTTTTGACGTTTATGAAAAGACAGTCCCGGTCATTGACAACATACACACGGGACACGAGCATTGCCCAACTTGCGGCGCTTGTTTCACTGCCGGATTGCAATTGATTCACAGATGCCCGGAGCCTATCAGACGGGACATTCTGGAGGTCATGCTTGATGACATGCGGTCCACGTCTGAAAAGACACGCATCATGAATCGAGTACCGGACGGATTCCAGATTCACACGCGGGCGTAGGCGCTAGAGACAAAGCGCACACATGGGGAGTGCCCGCCAAAGGGACAGATGCTAACCAGCTCTGTCCCTTTTTTATTTCAGAAAGGACAACGTGGACGAAAAAACTGTGGCAGTGCCTATCAGTCCTTGGGCGCACATCAAGGACGGATTGGACGCAATTGGACGCATCCCTGAAAACGCTTGGGGATATGGCGTGCTCATCCTTGCCGGAGCATTGGCATTGGTGGCACATGGCACCGGAGACAAAGACCTGTACGGCATTGTCAGTGGTATGGGCATGACCGGCGCGGCAATCATGCACGCAAAGAAGGATTAGCCATGTTTGATGAGCAACACGCATCTCCATTGTCTTGGCTTCAATCGTGGGCTGTAGCAATGCAATGGCCTGTGATTGTGCTTGCTGCCTTTTGGCTTGGCCGTTACGTGCAAAAGCTGGAGATACGTGTTGCCAAGGCTGAGACAAGCATCACGGCTATTGTTGAGCGCCACATGCCACAGATACACCGCGCACTTGCTGAGATACGCGGTTTGTTGATGGGTGGACGCTGATGCGTATATGCAGTGGTGCGGGTTGCCTTCGTGTTGTTGATGATGGCATCCGCTTCTGTGATGAGTGCAAGCCGCAAGCAACCACAACAACGGATGACATACGCATCCACACACTGACAGACCGTGAAAAGTATGCCTTCCTGTACAGCTCATCAAGATGGACGCGGCTGAGAAACCTAGTCATTCGGTCCCAACCTTTTTGCGCTCGCTGTGGCAACAACATCAGTGAGATTGTGGACCACATCATCCCTGCCGGGATAGCGATTGTCCAGGCATCAGAGAGCGGTCTGTATGTGGACCGTTACGCGGGCTTCTTTATGCGGAGCAACTTGCACGGGCTGTGCCGTGAGTGCCACTTCAAGAAAACCACAGAGGACAAGACACACGTTGGTGCTTGGCCCTCTGTAGTGCAAGCAGACTCACTCAAAGCAAAGCGCGTGTGGTCATTCGGATGACATTGTAACCACTTTAGAATCAGCATGATGGGGTGGGTCAAAATCATGCCGAGGGCACCCGAAAAGAGCGCCGCAATCCCCAAACTTACACCGACAAACACTCTACGAAAAATGGAACAAATGCTTGCGTTTCTACTGTTTTTCGTATCTTTCTGCCAACTGGCACCACGCTAAACCACAGATAATGAGGGACTTATGGCCCGTTTACCGAATCAAAACATGACTCCTGGCCTCCCGGCGAAGCCTCCAGGTCTGTCAAAGGTCGCGTCCCGAGAATGGGACCGGCTTGTCAAAGAGCTGCTTGAATCCAACATCCGCGTTGCGAAGGCGCACGGACGGCTGATTGAGCAAGCGGCAAACATCATCGAAGACCTGGAGGACGCGGCTGACACCGTTGCAACGGAGGGTGCGTACTTTGACAACCCGAAGACAGGCAGCAAGCAGCTTCATCCGGCAGCCCGGCGCGTGGACTCACTCCGCCGTGACTATGTGAAGGTGCTCTCACTGCTTGGCCTTCGTTCCGCCGTGGCTTCACACACTGAGCCGGGCGAAACCATTGAAGACATCCTTGATAGGTAGGCGGGTGCATGAGACATCAGAGCTGTGAGCGGTGCGCCTTCAAGGTGCTTGAGCAAGAGTGGGACGGCTATAGCGTGAGCATGGCCTTGGCTATCCTCCGTGTGTCTCCCCGGCCCTTCGTGCTGCTACAGCCCAAGGACCTTGTGCTCTCTTACATCCGCAACTCAGTGGCAGGGACAACGGACCATGTGCCGCACGTGGACGCCCGCCGTCCCTGCATCGTGGTCCCCTTCGGCAGTGGCTTCAAGGTTATCGACGGTAACCACAGGGCGGCAAAGCAGCTCCGGCGCGGAGCCGCTGTCCGTGCCTATGTGCTCACCAAGCAAGAGGCCGAAAGGACACGTGAGGCTTTATGAGCATGACCTACAGCAAGAAGGGCCTCCAGCTAACGGAAGGCTTTGAGGGATGCCGCCTGAAGGCTTACCAAGATAGCAAGGGTGTGTGGACTATCGGCTTTGGGCACACAGGCCGCTTGGTTGTGGCCGGGCTTACTTGCACACAGGCACAGGCTGAAGAGTGGCTTGCCAGTGACATTGCTTGGGCCGCGTCTGAAGTCAGCCGGGTTGTCAAGGTGCCATTGACTCAAGCGGAGTTTGATGCTTTGGTGGACTTCGTTTTCAATACCGGCGCGGGAAACTTCCAACACTCCAGCTTGCTTGCTCTACTCAACCACAATGACCACGTGAAGGCCGCCGCTGAGTTTGAGAAGTGGGACAAGTGCGGAGGCGTGGAGCTTCCGGGCTTATTGCGACGGCGCAAAGCTGAGGCCAAAGAATTTTTGGCGGCGGCATAAAAAAAAACCTCCCGGCATACTTCGTACTCGGTTGTTTTACTCGGTACTCTCAAAATAGACAAGGAAACGGGACGCACTAACGGGACTCATTGGCGCGTTTCCTCATCCGGGGAGAGTACATAGCATGGCTGAGTATGATTACAAGCAGCGACCAAGCACCCGCGAATACCGGGACAATTGGGACAAAGTTTTCCAGCCGCGTCCGCGCTCCGTGGACGCACCCTCCGCCGTAGAAGTACCCTCCAACCAAGGCCCGGAGTCTCCTGCAAACGCGGTTGACGGCTCCGGGCTGCCCACCTCCAAAAGCACATGTATCAAGTGCGGCGGTCTGTCCTTTAACCGCTTGGGCGGCTTCTATGTCTGCAATGAATGTGGGGACGTTCGTTGAGGGACTACGTTGCCATAGCGGAGCAATACATCTCCCGTGTCATGTCCGGTGAAGAGATGGTATGCCGTCTCAACCGGCTTGCTGTGGAGCGGCATGTTGCTGACCTGGAGCGGAGCAAGAAGGACCCGTCTTTCCCCTTCATCTTTGACCCGGCTCAAGATGCTGTCCGTTTCTGCCGCCTCTTTGAAACGGTACAGCCAAGCAAGTGGCCCGCGCCCATGACCATGGCGGATTGGCAAGTTGCCCATGACGTAATCCTCTATGGGTGGCGTGACCGGCAAGCCGTTCAAATCACATTGCCCAACAAGAAGAAACCCATAACGCTCAACCCGCGCCGTTTTCGCATTGCGTATGATCGTTGGCCCCGTAAGACAGGCAAGTCCGCACGCGGCTCTGTCCAGGTTGTGTACCACACGAAATATGACCGTGAGCGCGGTGCCGAAGTGTACACCGTGGCCCTCGTGGAAGACCAAGCCCGGCGCGTATTTGATGAAGCCGTGGCCATGATTGACGGCACGCCCGGTTTACGCGGTGTCATCAAGAAGGTTGGGGACCAACCATGCCGTATGCTCCGCGTGCCGGAGCTAAACGCGATAGCCAAGCCGCTTTCCCGTGACAAAGAAAGCATGGAAGGCAAAAACATCAGCTTTTGGATTGGGGATGAAGTCCATGTTTGGCCCGGACGCGGACCTTACGGAGTCCTCCGTTATGGTATGCGGTCAAGGACTCAACCACTTGGTCAGCTCATCACAACCGCACCAAGCGCTGATGACACAACTTCCATCTGTAACGAGCTGGACAACTACGCTGAAGGCGTGCTCACGGGCGTTATCCCGGATGACCGATTCTTTGCATGGATTCTGGAGATTGACCAAGAGATAAAAGACGCCTTGGGCAACATCATCCAAGAGGGTGACCGTTGGGATGATGAGACGAAGTGGCGGAAAGCGTGTCCCAATCTTGGCATCACCGTCAAGATGGCAGACATGCAACAAGAATGCCTTGAGGCGAAAAACAGCGCCCTAGCAAAGCATGATTTCTTACGGTACAGCCTCAACATTCGCGTTGGTTCACTCAGCAAAGCTATTCAGCCGGAGGATTGGAGGGCGTGTGCTCGCCAAGGGGAAGCTGTTGAGCTAAGAGCAGAGGCAATGAAGAGGCTAAAAGGACGTGTCTGTCTGAGTGCGCTTGACCTTGCCTCTACGGATGACACCAACGCTCTTGTCCTAGTGTTTCCTCCAATGGCTGAAGAGGAAAAGTGGGAGCTGCTTTCTTGGTTCTGGATTCCAGCGGACAACATTGAGGCCCGCGTCAACATGCACCAAGTCCCGTATGACCTTTGGCGTGACCAAGGCTTCTTGATTACCACGCCCGGCCACGTCACGGACTATGACTTCATCGTTGGGGAGATTCTCAACCTCAACGCATACTTTGACCTTCGTGAGTTGGCTTATGACCCAGCCTTGGCGGGTGGACTCATCAACCGTGTGCTTGCTGGACGTGAGCGCCCGATACTCCAGGGGGAGGCAGAGAAAGGCATCCCGCTTGGTTGGTCAAGACGCGGGGACATGATTTTCCAACCGGGCTTGAAAAAGGAAAAGGTGGTCAAGTTTGCTCAGACCATGATGAACTATGCGGCCCCGTGTAATGACTTTGTTTTGGCAGTGGGACGGAGGGAGATAGCACATGCCGCTGACCCCATGCTTGCTTGGCAGATAAACAACCTCCGTTGGATAACCAACCACACCGGCTTGAAGATGCCGGACAAACTAAAAAGCCTTGAAAAGATAGACGGCGCGGTTGCTTCGATCATGGCCTATGGCCGTGCAACTCACCCGGACAACGCCAAACTCATCAAGGCCAAACCAAGAATGGTCAACCTTTAGAAAGGACATTCATCATGGCTATCAACACACAAGCAACATCCGCCGCGTCCCTCCCCGCTCGTGGAGTGGATTGGGCTGTCTTGAGCACAACCAATACCGGAAACTCCGGGTGGGTTGACATCTCCGGTGCGCTCCCCAATTGGACCTTGTTTCTCAAGGGCCTGGAGACTGGCTCCACGGTCAAGGTTGAGGCAGCCAACGGCGCGGCAGCTCCCACCAACGGCACGGTCTTGGCGGCAGCTCTCGCACCGGACGCAAACGGCACAGCGGTTTACATCTGTACCGCGCCTTTCCATTGGGTCCGCATCACCAAGACTCAAGGGACCACGCCCACGGCAACCACCGGCAACCTTCACGCGCTATTCGCATAAAGAGGACGGACATGAGCGGACTAATTCAATTGCACTTGGCGCACCCGGAATACTTTGAGCCTGTCTCCAAGGGAGGACTCACGGTCCTGGACTTGTCAGAGGCCCGAAGTATGAAGGCTGACTATGAGTCCGGTGCGCCCACGGGCGTGACAAATCTCCCGTCAATGTCCGATGTCTCAGCGTGGGAAGACATGCTTATAGGCATCCGCACGGAGACGGGACAGATTGTGTCCCCGGCGCGTGCCAAACGATGTGCCACCGTGTTGGCAATCATGCGCGGGCTGTCAGAGGACACGGCAGCCCTCACCATGGATGTCTTCAAGTACGGTGACAAAGAAGACAAGATCATGGTTGACCATCCGGTGTACCAGATTCTCAATGTCGCACCCAATGACTTGATGACACCCATGGAAGTGCGTGAGCACCTCATGATGGACGCAATGATGTGGGGCAACTGGTACAACCTCATTAACTTCTCGCAGGACTATGACAGCCTTGGTCAGATTGAGTCCTTGTGGCCACTCCAGGCTGGTTATGTGACCCGCCGATGGAGAGAGATGGATTGGGTTTTCACTGACCCCACCACGGGCGTGAGTGGCAGCTTTACACAAGACATGGTTTGGCGCGGCTCCATCCTGTCTGACAACTGCATTGACGGTCAAGCAATCACTCTGCTTGCTCGGGATGCAATTGGCTTGCTGCTTGCGGCTGAGCAGCAAGGTGCGCGGCTCTTCAAGCAAGGCGTACAGACGGACCTTTCCATTGAGGTGCCGGAGACGTTGAGTGATGACCAAATAAAGCAGCTCCGGCGCTCATTCATGGAGCGGCACAGCGGCTCATCCAATGCTTACATGCCCGCCATTCTTGAAGGCGGCATGAAGATAAACAAGATTGGCTTGACGGCTGTTGAGTCTCAGTACCTTGAGGCCCGTGAGTATCAGGTCAGTGACCTTGCCCGCGTCTTCCGGTATCCCGAAGTGTTGCTTGGCGGAGCAACCAAGGGCAAGACCTCCACCTATGCGAGTGCTGAGCAATTCTTTGAGTCCTATACCAAGCACACTCTTGGCCCATGGGCAAAGCGGATTGAGCAGACCGGACAGCGTGACCTTTTCAGCACGAAGGAAAAGAAGCGGCTCTTTCTCAAGACGGACTTCTCTGACTTGCTCAAGGCTAACGAGACGGCCCGTATTGCGAATTGGAACGCCAAGATTCTGGCGGGATGGGCGCAACCGGCTGAGGCGCGGCGGGCTGAGGGGATGCCTTACAAAGATGGCCTTGAGTTTTTCAACAACGCGGCGGGCGGGGCCGGACAGGTTGGAGGGACACCACCAAAGCCAACGCCCCAACTGCCGGACCCAACCACAACGGACCAATCCGCACAGCTCAACAAGTTGGCCGCCCGTGTTGGCTCTCACATCCTGGAGCGTGAGCGCAAGGCCCTGATTGGGGACAAGCAAAACGCGGATGTGTTTTACACCAACTTTGGCGCGTACATCGAACGGTGTACCGGAGCGGGTCAGACTTCCGTCCGGGATTATCTGGAGATGCGCCGGAGCACCCTTGACCGATTCACAACCACGGGGACAGAGGCGGCTTTAGCGGCTCTTGTGTCTCTCTGTGCAAAGGACACTAACTGACATGAGAAACCCACTCGAATTGCTAACGCGCTCACCGCTGTGGTGCATTCGCCCGGACCTTGCTGACATGCTTGTCCTCAGCCTCTTGAATTACGGCACGAATGAGGCCACGCCAATATGGGAAGCGGCACAGCCCTACACCAAGGGCAACGGCGCAACCAAGATTGCCTTTGTCCCCGTCCAGGGCGTACTTAGCAAAGACGGCCCCGCGTGGCTTGGCTCCAGCTATGACAACATCAGCCGGGCCGTGGAAGATGCCGCCTCCAACCCGGAGGTCAAGCGGATTGTCCTTGCTGTGGACTCACCGGGCGGGGAAGTCAGGGGTTGCCCTGAGACAGCGGCAATCATCCAAGCTGCCGCCAAGGTGAAGGCCCTCTCCGCTATTGTTGACGGACAGGCCGCCTCAGCCGCCTATTGGTTGACCTCACAGGCCCGTGACATCACAGTGACACCAAGCGGTGAGGTTGGTTCTGTAGGCATCAAGATGGTTCACGCTGACATATCCAAGAAGTTGGAGGACGCGGGCATCCACATCACTGAGATGACCTCCGGCAACCTCAAGGCGGAGTGGTCACCATACAAGCCTTTATCAGAGGAAGCACAGGCCAACATGCAAACCCGCATGGATGCCGTCCACGGTGACTTTCTCAACGCGGTTGCCTCATCCCGTGGGGAGCGTGCCTCACAGGACATCAGGGCGTCACGCTTTGGTGAGGGCCGTATGTTTTCGGCCAAGGATGCAATGGGCCACGGCTTAGTTGATGCCGTCATGTCCACACGTGACTTTTTCCGCACGCTCTTGCCCGCCGTTGAGCAAGAGTCCTCAGCACCGGCTTTCCCACTCCGGGCCGCCTTATCTGCGCACCTTGAGCACGTGAAGCGCCGGGACCAAGTTTAACTAAGTGCCGCACAGCTAAAAAGGGCTGTGTCCCTCACGTTGGCTGCCTCAGTACGGGGACGGGAGACGTGTGTCCGCAAACGCACCAAAAATCCGAACCATGAAAAGGAAAAACATCATGAAACTTATCGACCTCAAGCAACAGCAGAAAGCGGCACTTGACAAGGCAGAAGCCCTCTTAGGCGCAAGTGACCACGTGATGACCACCGCCGAAACGGAAGGCTACAGCGCGGCCATGGCAGAATACAACAACGTCACCGGCACCATCAAAGCCCGTGAGAGCCTGTCCACCATCAAGGCGGCCTTCCCGAACGGACAGCCAAGCGTTGACAACCGTGAGCAGCCGGAGCCTTCCGTATTCAACAAGTGGCGCGTGAAAGAGTACGCCCAAGCCTTCACAGCGTTTACACGGAGCCGTGGACGTGACCTTGGCGCGGCTCTTGCGCTTGGCGCGGATGAGTTGGGCGGCTTCAAGTTTCCGGGTCAGGGCATGAACGCGGCAGCCTATGAAACCAATGCCACGGACGGTGTTGCAATCTATCCGTCCCAAGTGGACCAACAGTTCATTCCATTGGCCCCGCCGGAGATTGGTGTTGAAACCATCGCAACAGTCATCCCCACCGTCATGGACATCAAATTCCCGCGCAAGAAGGTACACGGGACAGCGGCGGCCAAGGCTGAGGGCACCGGCAGCGGAGCCAACCTCTTCACCGGCACGGACCCACAGTCAGAGCAAGTGACCTTGGGCGCGGGCATGATCGGGCACCCGGAAGATGCGTCATGGGAATTGCTCCAGGACGTTGCGGTTTTCCAGTCCTTCATGACGGCGGACATTCTTCTGTCCCTTGCCATTCTGAAAGAAAACTATTACGTCAACGGCGGAGGCTCTTGCACCGGGCTGATTGGCAACACTGGCGCGGGCATCACCGGAGTGACGGCAGCGTCCGAAGGGGAAACCACCTTGGGTAATGCCATCCTTGACGCAACCTTCGATGTACAGGGCGTGCTCAACGCCGTGTATCATCCCAACGCAAACTTCCTGATGACCCGCGCAACCTCTATCGTGCTGAGGAAGGCACAGAAGCAAGCCAACCTCTTTGAGCCGGTCTTTGTCACCGTTGGCGGCAAGTCCTACCTCCACGGTTATGAGGTTGCCTTCTCCACCTCCATGCCCGCCGCAACCACAGGCTTGACCCCAATTCTCTTTGGGGACTTCAAGGCCGGTTACATGATTGGCGTCCGTGGCGGAGCTGGAGTCAACGTCAAGATTCTTGACCAACCCAAGGCTCTTGAAGGACTCATCACCGTGCTTGGCTATCAGCGCGTTGGCTCCATCATCCGGCGCTCTGAGGCAATCCAGGCCATCACGTTAGGCTAGTCAACCGGCTGATACAGCGGACTGACTAAAACAAAGCGGCGGGCGCGGACCATCACTCCCCGTGACCACCACGCCCGCTCTTTGTCTTCACTTTTACCGGACGCAAGAGGACTTATATGTCAACACTGCTTGTACCTGGACAAACACTAACGGAGCCGGTCACGTTGGCAGCTTTGAAGCTGAGGCTTCATCTCACAGCCACCAGCGATGATGCGAGTCTCACGGGGATTCTCACACAGGCCCGTGAGTTTGCGGAGCGCGTGTCCCGGCGTGCTTTGGCGTATGCGTCCTATGTGACCACCATGGACCGCTTCCCATATCCGCATGAACCAATCCGGGTTTCTATGCCGCCACTCATCAGCCTAACGTCCATCACGTTTTACGATGACACGCTCACCTTACAAACGCTTGACCCTTCCGAATACTGGACAGCTCCTGCACAGATACCGGCACTCATTGTCCCCACTCCCGGTAATGTTTGGCCCTGTGCGGGCCGCGTACCCGGCTCTGTGTCTCTCAGCTTTAATGCCGGTTACGGTTACCCCGGCGCACCGGCCAACGGCAACACACCGGCCACACCTCCAGGCCCCTCCCTTCCAACGAGTTGGGCCAACAACATCATGGACATTGGCGTCTTCATCTACGAAAACGCGGGCGCACCTATCCCTGAAAACCTTGTCCAGATTCCCAAAGTGTTTGTGTTCTAAGGCGGCCACATGAGACAGCATAGCGCAAGTGAGTTGAGGTATTGGGCCACACTCTTGGCCCCGGACGGCACCACGGTGCTAACGCTGGAGGTTGGCGCGGGCATTGAGGACCTATCAGGCCGCCGCTTGGAGCAAGCACAGCTCATCTCAAGTGAGACATCACACATGGTCTTGTTGCGTTACCTGGACGCACAGCCCCTCCCGCCTCAAGGTTATGTCCAGGTCACGGACCCCGGCAACGGCGCGGTCACTCTGTATGTTGTGGATTACCTGGAGGACCCGCGCAAACCACGCCCGCGTGTGTGGACTGAAGTTTTCTGCCATGTGGAAAGGGATAACAGCTAATGCTCATTGACGGCATCATCTCGCTTCTGACCAACACAAGCAGCATCCGCACGCTAGCAACGGGCGGCATACATGAAGATGAGTTGCCCCGTGGTTATTCGCTGCCCGCAGTGTGCGTGCATCAATATGGCGGCTCCGAAGATACGGACATGGCCGGGCCGATTGGTCTTGAAGAGGGACAAGTCCAATTCGACATATACGCCACAAGCGGGAGCGCGGCGCGGGCGTTAGGTAAAGCCATTGAAGCGGTGCTCAAGCCCTTTACCGGATCGTTGCCGGAGGGCACCAGCGTCAAGCTATTCAAACTTGAAAGGTCAATGGCTATGCCCTTCAGCGCCAAGGGTGACCAAAAGGGAATTGCCAACAGATACTTGGTGGGCCTTGCGGTCACATTCGATTCATCGGCGCTTACACAAGTGTAGTAAAAACCAGCGGCACGGAGCTGTAATCCGTGGGAATGGAGCACCAACAATGGCAATCATCGGACACGGCTCAACGCTCACAGTTATCGGGCCGACTGGCACAAGCACAGTCAACGCGGCAGTGGCTTGCCTCAGCATTGACTTTGGCTCAAACAAGGTGGACACACCGGAGACAACGGACATGTTGACTCCAGGCACAACCAAAGTCTTTATTCCCGGACTTGAAAACTCCGGGGATGTTTCGGTCAAGTACAACGTCAAGCCGGGTGACCCCGGACAGGCAGCATTAGCCACGGCCAAAGGTCAGATTTATGACTTCAAGGTGACTTATCCCGGCAACGTGCGGACGCGGGTTTTCACGGGGATTGTCAACTCGATTGATGAATCAATCCCGGATGACAAGGCGGCAACGAAGTCCGCAAAAATCCAGATCAATGGCAGCCTAGTTGACACGGATAGCACGGGCACCTTGGTGGCTGTGCCGGACTTGGTGGGCAAGACTCAGGCAACGGCAACCACAGCGTTGACCACAGCGGGCTTGACCTTGGGCGCGGTCACGTCACAGAGCGGCTCCGGCTTGACCACTGGACAGGTCATCACCTCCAACCCTGTGATGGGCACCATGGTTGCGCCCGGCACGGCTGTGGCCTTGGTTCTCGAAAGCTAACCAACAACCAACCAACGCGGGGCCGGGCTTCCGGCTCCGCACCACCTAGCAAACGGACGGGGAGACAAGGACCATGGCAAGCGTAATTGAGATTGCAGTCAAACAGCCCAAAGTATTCCGTGTGAATGACCGGGACTTTGCGCTTTTGTTTACGGTGCCTGTTATAGCGGCACTTGAAGAAAAGCTAGGCCGCCCCATGAAGAGCGCAACGGATTGGCTCAAGATTCAAACCAAAGAAGTACGGGACATCCTGGAGGCGGGCTTCACTCACTATCACCCGGAAGAGGCCAAGCAAGTGGCGGATGACATCTCCGTTGCCTTGGAGCCGGAAGAGATTGAGAACGTGATTGACGGCCTTTGCGTGGTGGCTTGTCCCAAAGCCATGGCGCGGCTACAGGAAGAGATGGAAAAAGTCCGGGCGCGGCTCAAGAAAGGACTCCCACCACTCCCAAACGCACCGGGCGCGGGCGTCCTTTAGAAGATGCCCCGCGCACTTGGATAGAGATATGGGCGCTATGCCGGAGGGACCACGGCTTGACATGGGGAGAGTTTCAAGTCCTCACGCTCGCTGAGCTGGAGGCACTTGAAGAGCGCCGGATGGTTGAGGTGCGGCACTCCCGGTTTAACTCCGCGCTCACCGCGTCTGTGACATACAACATGCACCGTGGGGAGGACGCGGAGGCGCTCTCACCCTTTGACTTCTTGCCCGGCTTCGAAAGGGACCCGGAAGAGGAAGAGGCAGACAAGACAAGGCGCTCCATCAAGCACGCCGTTGCTGTGGCCTTCACAGAGATGGGCAATGCCACACCGGAGCAAGTGCAAGCTGAAAAGGCGCGGATGATTTTGCGCATGAAGGCGGGCGGAGTAGAGGACCCGGAGCAACTCATCCGGGAGGTATTCCCGGACTTGTGAGGACACATGGCGGACGGACTCAATCTTCAATACACGCAAGCGGGCGGCTCAATGGACGTGGAGATTGTCACGGAGATTGAGGGCCTTGATGAGTTGGAGGAAGCCTTCACTTCAGGCGGCAAGCGAGCTGTCAAGAAGTTTCTCCGGCGCGTGGAGCTGAGGGCGGCCAAGGTGCTAAAGGATGCGCTTTCAGAAGAGGCACCCTATGACACCGGGGACCTGTCTGAAGACATCCACACACAGACCGTACAGAGTGACGGCGCATTGACCGTCCGTGTGGGTCCGTCCAAGGACACCTTCTATGGGATGTTTCAGGAGTTCGGAGCGCCGGAGGCAAACGTCCCGGCACAACATTGGATGGAGCTGACGGCCAAGGAACATCAGGACGAAGTGCTCCAAGAGTACATGGACGGCCTCAGCGAAGGTCTTGAGGACATGAAGAAATGACCACTCACAACGTATCCGTAGTTATCCGTGTGCAAGCCCGTGGTGTGTGGCTTGTCCGGGTTGGTGTGTCCGTGATGAGGCTTGGCGTTTGGCTTGCCGGATACGGTCTTAAATCCATCAAATTGAAGGTGTCGTAATGGCGCAACCTGTATGGGTTTTATCCGTTGACCTTCAGACGAAGACGGCAACCTTTCAGACCGGCCTTGCTGATGCCGCCAAAGCTGCCCGTGGCAGTTTCAATGACATCAAGGGCGGGGCCGGTGAGATGGGCGGCACCGTTAACTATTCGATGATGGAGGCCCGCCACTCCGTCATGATGTTGGGTGAAGAATTCGGCGTCCATCTGCCGCGTGCTTTGACTGCCTTCATTGCCGGGCTTGGGCCAATTGGTCCGGCTCTTGAGGCGGCTTTCCCCTTCTTGGCGGTTGCGTTGGGCGCAACTTTACTCATTGAGCACTTGGTCAAGATGCACGAAGCCGGGGAAAAGCTGACGGATGACCAAGTGAAGTTTGGCACCTCCGTCCAAAACGCTTTCAATACCCTGGACGAGAAAATCATCCAAGCCAAGATTCGTGCGGATGAGCTGAGGAATGACCACCTTGGTGCGCTCAAGCTGCAATTGGAGCTGATTGACAAGCAGAGCATGTCAGAGCTAGTCCACGCCTTTGAGGAAGTTGCCAAGGCCGCTGACGTGGTGATGAAGGACCTTGAGGGTCATTGGTACACCATCGGCATAGGCTCTGACGGTGCCAAGCACGCCTTGGAGGGCTTCCAAACGCAATACAACTCTCTGCTTGCTCAAGGCAAGGATGAAGCTGCCTCCGGGTTGCTCAAAGGTACGCTTGCTCAAGCACAGAAGGTCTTAGCACTCCAGAAAGAAGGCGCGGCCAACAGCGGCACATTGCTGAGTGCGCCCAAAGACGGCGCGGACATATCGAAGGTATATGAGGCCCAGATTGGCCTAAAGAAAATGGGCGTTGGTTGGACTGAGAAAGAAGTCCAGGCACAAGAGGCGTTGGTACATGCCCTCACCGCGCAAGCGGGCGTGGAGCAACAGATTGGTGAACTAAAGAAGCTGGACAAAGGCAACGCGAGCAAGTCAGAAGGTAACGGAGAAGCGGCACAGGCAGCGGCAGCATCCCGGCAAGCGGCTGAGAGCATGATGCGGATGGGTGAGCAAGGTATTGCGGCAGATCGCGCCACGGCTGACGCCCTCTTGACGGTACACCGCGCCTCCCTTGAAGCCCGGCTTGCGTCTGACATAGATTTTGCCGGGCGCACTCGGGATGTCCAGCTTGCGGCCAATCAAGCAGAGATGGCCGGGTTGGACCGGAGCGGCAAGGACTATCAGAACCAAGTCAAGGCCCTCAAGGAAAAGGCGCTTGAGATTGGCAACGAATATGACACCAAGGTTGCGGAGCTGACAGCCAAGACCTCCACGGCAGAGTACAGCCGGGACCTTGCACAGCTTGAGCAGAGCGAGCGCGAAAAGATAGAAGCCACGCGCCAAGGCTCCGCGCAACGGCTCACCGCAATTGACGCGGCCATCAAAGCGGAGCAAGCGGCCAACTTACAGGACACCAACTTTTTCCGTGAGCTGTTGACTCAGCGCGTGGAGACTATCCGGCAAGAGGCGGAGGAAGAGGGCAAGTTACGGCAAGAGGCCGCCCGTGAGAGTGCGGACAATGACAACAAAATGGGTGAGTTGTCTATCTCTGCCGAGAAACAACGGATGGCCCTGGAGGATAGCGCCCGCCGTGTGACGGCTCAACAGCGCATAGCCGAAGACACGAAGATTGCCAATGAAGAGTACACCATCAAGATGGCAGCTCTTCAAAAGGAAGTGGCGGGCCTGGACAAGTCCGGCAAGGACTATGAAAACAAACTAAAGCAGCTTCAGGACAAGGAAAAGCAGCTCACGCAACAGCACGAAAACGAGCTGACACAGATCAAAGAGAAAGCGGAGGAAGAGCGCAACCAACGCATCCTGTCCGCTGAAAACCAATTGAATGACGCCATAGCACGCGGCCTCACTTCATCAATCATGGGGCATCAGTCATGGGCCAAGATGGTGACATCCCTTGGTGACCAAGTGGTCAGCGGCATGATTGAAAATGCCATCAAGTCAATGCTTGCGGCTGACATGACCAAAGAGCGGGATGCCGCTGCCGCCGCACGCAAGGCTTTCAACATCGGCATGAGCATTGGCGGCCCTGCCGGTGTCATCCTTGGCCCGGTCTTTGGCGCGGCGGCCTTCGCATCAGTCATGGCTTTCCAGGGCGGCACGGATTCTGTCCCCGGCATGGGCCGTGGTGACATCGTGCCCACCATGTTGGAGCCGGGTGAAGGCGTTGTCCCCGGTGGAGTCATGGACGGGTTGAGCAAACTAGCACGTGAGGGCGGCTTCAATCGTGGACAGACCATCCACGCGGTTGCCCACTTCTCACCACAGATACACGCCATTGATGCTGAGGGCGTGGACCGGGTGCTTGAAAAACACTCGGATACCTTCCAACGGCATTTTGAGAACACACTGAGAAAGATGAATAAATGAGCTATCCCGTGATGAGTACCTCTGTGCCTTGGAGCCTTGTGAAGAGCGGCTTTCACAAGACGCCAAGTTTTGAAGGCGGCAGCATGGTGCAAGAGGCGGCCTCCGGGCGTGGCAATACCGGACTCAGCCTCAAGCCTTATGCTACTTGGGCGTTTAACCTGGACATCAACCTTGTGCAAGGTGGTGAGGCCGTCCAAGCCTCTGTATTGCAGCAATTCATAGGTTGCTTTATGGCGTGCTGTGGCCGGGCCGGACTCTTCCTCTTCACGGACCCCAATGACTGTGCGGTTGAATCCCCGGACGGCAACAATGACGGGGACCAAAGCATGATGATTGCCTGTCCCAACGGTGCGCTCCAAGCGGGATATATCACCGGGGATGGGAGCACAACTCAGTTTCAACTTGCCCGGACTGTGGACCAAGGCGTTGACATTCTCCAGACAGTCAGCAACGTGGTGGTCTTTGTTAACGGCGCACCCACCACGGTGACCGTTGGCAGCACGGGCGTGGTGACCTTCAGCTCCCCACCTCCGGCCAACGCGGTGCTCACGTGGCAAGGGGCCTTTCGCTACCTCTGCCGCTTCTCTGATGACTCGCTGAAGGACCTTGCGCGGGTCAACAAAAATTCAACCGGCTTCCTGTGGTCTTGTGGCTCAGTGGCCTTTGAGAGTGAGTTTGTATGAGGCCGGACATGCGCGTTGAAAATCCGTGGAGCAATATACCTCCGGCCTTCACCCATCAGGATGACATATTCACGGGCGCGGTTGCGCTCGGGTGTACGCCCATCTGGACGGGCCATCTGTGGGAGTGCCGGTGTCCCCGTGCGGTCCACGCTGTCAGTACAGCTTACACAGCAATAACGCTCCCATCACTGGAGCGGGCAAGGACAGAGCTATGAAGCGGCTTCTTTTACCAACTCCGGCCTCCGCTGCCGCATGGTGGGAAACCAACCCCAACGCCCTAAAAGCGGACTGCTTTGTTATCTCGCTGCCTAATGGACAGACCATCTATGCGACAGAGGGACAGTGGGACATAACCTTCAATGTTGAAATCAACCCTGTGCCCGGCGCGGCGGGGACATCCACAACCTTTAAGGCTCTGACATACGGACGTTGGAGCCGGGGCAAGATTGTCTCAGAGGCGGGCTTCAAGTGCGCGGCCAATAACATGACCTTGAGCGTGGTGCCCAAGATTGGTGCCATGTATCCCGGCCTCAACATCGGCATCCTCAACGCGGCTCTCAATCACCTCTTTGATGGTGCCCACGTGTGGGTATACACCGCGTACATGCCTTTTGGCGGTTATGGCAACGTCCAGGTTGTTGAGACGAAGTGGCAAGGGTGGATTTTGAAGTCACCCGGCATAGGCCGCCTTCTCTGCCAATTCGATTGCGGGGACCCTTTCTTCTTGCTCAACCAGAAGGTTCCGTCCAGGCTCATGCAAAGTAATTGTCCGTGGTCCTTCGGGGATGACCCAACGGGAGCTGATGGACGTTGCGCCGTAAACCCGGCCAACTACACTGTGGGATTTACAGCGAGCGCGGCAAGCAGTTCCACAGCCTTGACGCCCGTGACGGCCTTCACACAGGCGGACGGATACTTCACCCAAGGTGTTGTTACGTGCGTGACTGGAGCCAATGCCGGGCTGAGTCAGACAGTCAAGTCCCATGTGGGTGGCATCATCACGTCCGTTGTCCCGTGGCTCTTGCCTGTGGCAGCCGGAGACACCTTCTCAGCAATCAAAGGCTGTGACCAAACACCAACCACGTGCGCGGGATTGACGCAAGCCAACGGGACGGTTGAGCCGGGCAACTGGCAAACACGTTTTGGCGGCACACCGTTTGTACCTCCGCCCTCCACTTCCATCTAGGACAAAGACCATGGCATTGAATGACACACAGCGAGCGGCAATCATCACAGAGGCGGAGTCTTGGGTCAAAGCTAAGACGCCCTATCGGGGGTGGTCTTGCGTCAAGGGAGCCGGGACAGATTGCGGCCAACTTCTCTTTGGCGTGTTCCACGCGCTTGGGTTGATTCCTGCCATGGAGTTGCCCAAGGACTATAGCCTCCAGGTTGCGCAGCATCAAGCCTCAACTGAGTATGTGGAGATAGTGGACAAATTCTTCCGTGAGATTGCGGAGGCGGCGGTCAAGCCGGGTGACTTGGTGGTGTACAAGATCGGGCTTGCGTATGCACACGCGGCCATCATCGTGGCTTGGCCCAACTATGTAATCCAAGCGGAGTTGAGACACGGTGTCAGCGGCTCCCACGGCACCAAGAATCCAGCTCTCAGAGAGCGTCATTACCTCCGGGGATGCGTCTATGAGTTTCGCACGCTCCGCGATGAGTTTTGCCAAGGGGGAAAGTAATGTCAGCACTCTTTGGAACGCAAAACGGACCCACGCCCATCAACACGGTCAAAATCAATCAGAGTGTCCTTGGCTATTGCGTGCCCGTCATCATGGGCAAGGGCAAAGTCCAACAGACAATCTTGTGGCTGGACGGTTTCAAGTCAGCCACGGCCCCATCAAGCGGCGGCAAAGGTTTTGGCGGTAAGGGTGGTGACCAACTCATGTACAGCGCGGACGTAATTGCCGGGCTGTGCAATGGCGGCCCCAACGGAATTGTGGGCATTGGGGATGTATGGTCCGGTCAAAGTTGGCTGAAGAATAACAACACCTCTGAGTCATACACCGTGTCCGGCACCTCCCCGAGTTATACACCCGTCAACGCGGCACACATGACAGGGGACCTTGGCGTTGGTTACTCCGTGCCTCTCACTGCTTCATACAGTGACCTTGGAGCACCGGCACCCACTAGCTTGGCAACGTCCCTGCTTGTGCCCTTTCAGAAGGTGCCCTATGTTGCCGGTGCCACACTCGCAACGGGCACGTATTCTGTCAGCCCAAGCAATGTGTACAACTTCTCTCCGGCTGATGCGGGCACCACGCTCCAGATGTATTACACCTTTGCGTTGAGCACGGTGACGCGGCAAGAAAATGTCCTCATCCCGGCAAGCCGTCAAGTCCAGGTTGGTGACAGCTCCACAGGGAGCAATGCGGTGCCTTGGTCAGCGGACTTGGGCGTCACTTACTACAACACCGGCACAAGCAATCCAAACAACGGCACCGCTCTCCAGGACGTTTACAGCACGCCCTCAGTGGCTGGGACATATTCCGTGAGCGCGGGCAGCTTGGCAACCTACCACTTTGCGGCGGCTGACATCGGCCAAGAGGTACAAATCACTTGGCAAGTCAACAACAGCAACGCATTACCAGCGGGGACACAGACATCCTTGTCTTTCACGCTGTATGAGGGCACGCCCGGTCAAGAGCCGTTGGCACTCTTGCTTAGCAGCTATCCCGGCGCGGCGCTTGGCTACACCGGCATAGTCTTGGCGTGCTTTGCTCCCATGGACATGGGATATGGCGCACAGATACAGCAAAACACCTATGAGGTCATCACGGCTGATGGGTGGGGCGGAGGTGTGGCAGATTGCAACCCTGTACAGTGCATCATGCAAGTGCTCAGCAATCCCGTGTGGGGCCTTGGCGCTGGAGTGGTGCCTTTCCCTCTTTCCGCAATCGACAACGGGACGGATGGAACGTGGGGCAGCGGCAACGCGGGCAACACCGGCAACGGGGCGCAAGCGTACACACGCCCCATTGGAGGCCCGAAAAAGCCAACGCCTACTGTGGACCAAACAGCAACGTCCTGGTTTGCGGCTAACAACTTTTTCATCAGTCCGGTCATTGACAAACAAGATACGGCGGCCTCCCTTCTTGGCCGTTGGCTTGAGGCGGGGATGTGCGCGTCCTTCATGTCTGAGGGCCTCATGAAGCTAGTGCCCTATGGGGACACCTCTGCCGCTGCCAACGGTGCGACCTGGACGGCTCCGTCTTCTTTTGATGCTGTGCTAGATGACACGTGCTTCCTCAAGAAGAAAGGTCAAGACCCGGTAAAGGTCACCATCCCCACGGACTACATGAGCGCGTGGAACACGGTGCAAGTCTCTTGGAATAATCGGGGCAACCAATACGCCCCGGAGATTACACCGGAGAGTGATAAGGCGGCTATCAATCGTTATGGCAACCGGATTGAGGACCCACAAACGTGGGACTTTATCACAACGTTGCCCTCAGCCACGTTTGCCGCCTCCATGCGCGTCAAGCGGTCTGTATACACGCGCAACCAATATCAGTTTTCCTTGCCCGTCCGTTACGGCTACCTGGAGCCAATGGGCCTTGTGTCCATCACCACATCAAGCGCGTGGTGCCCGGCCACCAACAACACTCTTGCCATCACCAACAAGGCCGTCCGCATCACCAAGATGACGGACAACCCGGACGGCACCTATGACGTGGTGTGTGAGGACTATGCCTTTGGTGTGCAACAACCCTCAACATTCAACAAGGCCACATCCATGGCCGTTGTGGGCGTCAATCAGTATGCAGACCCTGGCAACTCTGAGGCTGTTGTCTTCGTGGCCCCGTCCAGGCTCAGCGGCTATTACCAAAACCAAATATGGGTGGGAGCTGCCGGAGCTAATGAGGATTGGGGCGGATGCAGTGTGTACGCCTCCATGGACGGCCTCAAGTACACACAACTTGGGAGTGTTGAGTCCCCGTCCCGGTTGGGCACTTTGGCCGCTGTTTTCCCGATAGGAACGGACCCGGACACCACAGACAGCTTAGTTGTCAACCTTGTGCCCGGCAGCGCGGCCTTGGAGTCCGGCACACAAGCGGATGCTGACCAAGGCAACACGCTCTGTTACGTGGATGGTGAGGTCATCAGCTATTCAGCTTGTGCCGTTACAGGTGCGGACCAATACACAGCGGGCACATATATCCGCCGTGGAGTCATGGGGAGCACAGAGGCCGCCCATGCTGCCGGGGCACCTTTCCTCCGCTTGGATGATTCCGTCCTCAAGTACACCTATGACCCGAGTTGGGCGGGCATGACCGTCTATCTCAAGTTTCAGTCATTCAACCGTTTTGGAAACTCAGCACAGGACCTCAGCACGTTGACGCCCGTGACATTCAATGTGTCAAGCACGGCAGCGTTTACAACCGTCAACAGTACAACCGGCGCTTTGACTTTAGTGCGCGCCGCATACACGGCGGGCATCCACACTGCCCTTGCCAGTTAGGGAGCTATGATGCGCAGACTTCTCACCGCTTTGATTCTCGCTTTGCCTGTCACCGGAGTGGCCCAAGTCTCCATCACGGCCTCAAGCGTGACGGACTCTTTCCAGCACACCGTACAGCTTGCGCGTCTGTGCTTCACGCCCGTGGATGCCACCATGACGCCCGTTGGCTTCAGGTACGGGACAACTCAAGTGCTGCCTTCTGAGACTTGCGGCACTGTGACCTTGGGCGTGCTCGCTTCCGGTACGTCCGTGCTGCCCAATGTGCCGGGCGTCAACTATCACGTGTATGTGAAGGCTTCCAACAACAACGCAATCCTCCGTGACTTTGGCATGACACACATAACCGGGACAAGCTGGAGCCTGGATACGTATGACCCCAACATGGCAATCTTGCCAGTCAGCACCATTCAGACCGGAACCATCACAACCGCGCCCTCCGGGACTGGAGGCTCATGCACAATCACAAACGGCAGCCCATACTTGCTCAACTGTGCTGTCCCGCAAGGACCACAAGGTCCCCAAGGAATTCCGGGTCCTGCCGGAAGCGGCGCTCCGGGTGCAACGGATATGACAACGTTGACCGGCCCGGACTTCGGGACACGGCTTTCCGCGTGCCTTGCCGGACTCAATACAACTTATGGCGGAATTTGTGAAGGGCGCGGACTTGGGTACGCTTCGCTTTCAATGGCTGCCTCTGTCACAATCTCCGTGAGCAACACAGTTATCAACCTCCCATGTGCGACAATCACCACGGCTCAGCAAATCATCATTGCTGCCGGTGTCCGTAACGTAACAATCCACGGTTGCGCGTTTCAGGGTGGCTCTACTGCAAACGGCATACAAGGCGGGACGGTATGGGTATATACCGGAGGTCAAGCGGCCTTTCAAGTTGGTGACCCCACCTATGCGCAAGACACCAAAGGCTTTCATATAGACAACGTAAACATCAACACAGCAAGCGCCGCTAATGTTGCTCACCCGTTTGCTTTCTATCGCACACAGGAAATTGATGTACGCAACCTCTATCTCAACGGTAACCAAGGGACGGTACAGACCGGGATTTACCTGGACGGCACGGGCAACTATAGCGGCGGGACCTTTGATTCCGTCACGCTTAACGGCTTTGGCATAGGCGTCTATATGACGGGACACATGACCGGCTCAGCAGTGGGAGACTTTGCAAACGCTAGTACGTTTACACGCCTCCATATAGTTTGTCCCACAAGCGGCGGCAATCCGATTGCCGGGACTTATGGCCTATTGGTCACGGCGGGGGACGGCAATACATGGAATGGCGGAGACGTGGAGGGATGCACCACAATGTTTTATCTCGGGCCAAACGCGGTTAACAACACCATCCTTGGCTTACGGAATGAAAACTCTACTATTCAATATCAGGCGGACTCCGGCTCATCCTACAACAGCGTAATCACGGGTGGCACTTTCTTCACCGGGGACATTGTGGACAACGGCAGCCGTAACAGCTTTTGGGATGCCTTCCACTTTGCCCACAACGGCATGAAAGGGGATTGGTATGCAAGCCAACAGGACGCAACTGTCATCAATCATTTTCGGTTAGGTATTGGCGCGGGTCACGTCCGTGGGATTCAATGGGAGAGCCAAGTTGACAACGGGACAAGTGCCAGTCAATACAACTGGCTTTGGGGCCTGACTGACGGCAACGGCGGCCAAAGTAATTGGATGTTTCAGGACCTTCTTAACAACACCATCCGCCTCCAAATGCAGCAAAACAACACGGCGGGCGGGAACAATCAAACCGCCTTAAATGCGGCGGGCACAGGCAACGTGTGTTTCAATTGCTCCGCATACTCCGGCACCGGAGGCGTTGCCTTCAGTTCGGGAGGTTCGGGACCCTCCACGGTTGCGACGGTTGACAGCAGCGGAGACGCTAACTTTCTTGGGACACTCCAGATTGGCGGAGTGTCCACATTCCAAGGGTCCACCACGGTGAAGAATCAAACGGACGCGGAGATTGATGCCACCTTGTATGCCGGTCTGACCACGAGTCAAAAGGAATCCTTCATTTACAAGGACTACAACGGCGCAAGTCAGTGGTACATGGTCAAGGACCAAAACAACAATTGGGCGCTCAACTCCGCACCGGGCGGCCTGGACAGTTTCAAGGCATATCAGAGCACCAACAGCGGTGACACATACATCAACACGTCCAACACAAGCGGCACAGTCCGCGTTAACTATGAGGTTGGGTCCGGCTCCAAATTCTCTATCTATGGTGGTGGCAGCTCCGTCCCTTTGGTTGCGGCTTTCAGCTCCGCCGCTATTCAGTTTCCCGGTGTGGGGAGTGGCCTTTCAGCAACATACTATTGTCTCCAGGCGGACATGACGGGCTTCATCACCAACACAGGGGGACACTGTTTGAGCGCATCGGTCACACCAGCCGGGGCGGGACAGATAGCAATTTACACAGGACCTTACACGTTGGGATATGTCAACACCAGTGGCACGCAGGGGAGTAACATTCTTCTGTCACAAAACCCTATTGTCACGGGTGCAATCAGCATGATTGACCCGCTTGACGAATCACAGTTTATCCGCTTCCAAGCGGGTGCGACCGCCAATCAGGACTCGTCACTCCGCTTTAACGGTTATAGCGGCACGGAACTGTGGAGGCTTGGACAGCGGACAACAGGGGCCTTTACCCTGCTTGACTCCGTGCGCTCTGAGAATCTCATCTCTTTCAACACAGGCGGCAATACCTATCTCCAATCAAGCCTCAGCAATGCAAGTAACACTCTCGCCTTGAGCGGCGGCAACGTCATGTTGTTTGCGGGCACCGCAAGCGGCCAAATGATGAAGGTCGATACAACCGGAACGGCCTTCTTGAATGGCGGCTCTCCAGGCACTCAAGTTGCCAAGATAGACACAAGCGGCAACTATTCTGGCAATGCCGCCACAGCCACGGCCTTGGCTGCCGCGCCATCCACGTGCTCAGCCGGTTATGCACCCACGGGGATTACAGCGTCCGGTGCTGCCACGGGCTGTGCCCCGCTTGGGACGCTGGAGTTTAGCACCGGGTCAACGTATCTCTCCACTTCTGCTACAAACTTCGTTGGCATGGGATATGTTGGCTCCGGCTCAACTAGCGTCCCGGTCATGATCCCACGCGCCGGAGTGGTGCAAGCGTGCGTCCTCCACATCAACACAGGCGCGGAGACGGGGAGTGCTTATTACGTGGCATCTCTTTGGAAGAATGGGGCCGCCTGTACAAGCGGGCCAACGGTGACCTTTAACTCCGCAACTCAAACGCTGACGGACAGCACGCACACATGCTCCGTGAGCGCCGGGGATAACTTGTCTTGGCAGTTTGTTCCTACGGGGACGCCCACGGCGGCCATTGTCTCTGTCTCTTGTGTGTATTAGGAAAGCGGGCGCTTCCCGGTGCTAGCGGGTTGCGCCCGATTCAACAATGATGAGGTCAACACCACCAATACGGCGGCAAAGGACTTGATACTTGGCATAGCGTTTGCCCTTCGATTCAAGGTATTCCTGTATGAATCGTTGGACGGTGCGCCGGTTAAGGATGCGGTACTTTTTCTTGTCCTCATCCGTGAGTGTGTACTTGAGCGCCTCATCTGGAGCAAGGCCGTTATCAATATCCACTTTCATGGCTTCCCAAGCTGGCGTGGATTCAAAGCGATACTCTGATTTGCGCTCTCTTTTTGGGAGTTCGTCTCGTTTCACTTTTTCGTACATGATTATGTGCTCCACAAATCTGGGTTGTTTTGAGTATATGTCAACGGGATTCGTTGTCAACGCCTCTAAAGGGCCATTCTGGGTGTGTCCATAGTCACATCTGGCGGGTTACTGTAGGTAGAGAATTTAATCCATCTTTTCCACATTTCAACAAGGCGCTCAAGCGCCACAGGGACGGATATGCTTTATATGCGCTTTCAGCCGATTGACCCAAAACGTTGGGCGGCTCTCAGTAATTCCATTCAAGTTGCCGAAGTGACTCTCAACCAAGACGGCCTTTGCGCTGTCACACCCAACCGCTCTCTTTGCCGGGAAGAGCTAGCGAGCGTATTAGATTTTGTGGCAGATCGGGAGGCGAAAGCGGGCCGGATTTAGTGCGCCCTTCGTGTTTACATTCGCATCGAACAGTTTCCTTGCCATCGAAGGGTTACGGCGGTCACCATAAAAAGGTGGAGAAACGAACGGAGATTGTCTCGGTTAGGATGACGTATTCAGACCGGGAGAAACTCCGGCAAGCTGCCGCCCTTCAATGGCCTGGAGCTGTTCTGACGGAATCTTCAATTATGTTGGGCCTTGCGCGGATGGCCGCTGACCAAATTATTGAGCGCAAAAAGTGAGTCCAGTTTGTGCTAAATTGTGCTAGTGACCTGTATCTCTATGCAGTTTTGGCCCTCTTACACCTTGAAAAATCAGCAACTTACTGATTCTATTGGGCGTTATGGGGTTCGATTCCCACCGGGTCCACCATTCCAAAATCTAAAATCAATGAATTCCTGGGATCAGTACTCGCGTGAGTCGCAGTGTATTCCGCGCGAGCTTCGGGGCAGTCTTTGGGACCGGACTTCGGGCAGTAGTCAGTACTCTGACAATGCGCGAAGGCTTATCCAGTTCTGATACACTTACCCATGTAGTTTCATGCGATGGAGAGATGGCCGAGTGGCTGAAGGCGCACGCTTGGAAAGCGTGTTTACCGCAAGGTAACGTGGGTTCGAATCCCACTCTCTCCGCCACCAATTTCTCTATCTATTAGATTCCATTGGGAAGTATCAGAAAATAGGCGAGTTATACCTTTTCTGTTCCTTTCGGCTTGTCCGTATCTTCCGTCCGATGAGGCTCCTGGGACGCTCTCTGCATGACAACAGTCGGAACGCCTGACAACGGAGAAGAAACCTGATACGGGAAAAGCACCACCTTTATCCCAATCCAGGACCTTCACTAGGCATCTCTAGATCTGAGAGGAGCGCAAGTGCGTAACAGAAAGAAACTGTCGAGGCCATAAAAGGTGAGCGAATAGCTCTTTCGGGCTCAGGCTTCGCTGCAACGCTAATCTCAATATCATCTTGCCCCGCCCTTTCCGGGAACGTTTGCCTCCCGGAAACATGGTCTGCGATCCAGAACATGATCCAGCTTCCGCATTGAGAATCTCAATTGAACGGATTGTGGAGTAATCGGGGCACGAGGCTGACTGGTTCCAACAAAACATAACAATTCGATACGGCCGCCAGCTTGAAGCGGAGCCGGATCTTAAGGCTTCTGGACTTATTCCTCGGTCACACCGAATGGATACCTCAATGCTTTGACTTCCAGTCGCGGTACGCGAGGCTCGCGAATACATCTGTGCACCTGACATGCAGGGAGAACGCCATAGCACCATTACAATGAAGGTACATTGCTAACCGAACGTCACAAAGAAATCACAGATAAGATCTGGGAGATTGCCAATCGGTTGCGCGGACCATATCGTCCGCCACAATACCGGCTTGTCATGCTCCCGATGATTGTATTGCGTCGCCTCGACTGCGTGCTGGAGCCGACCAAGGATGCAGTGCTGGCGAAATATGAGAAGCTCCTGGCTGCGCATACGCCAGAGAAGGCCCTGCCGCGCCTTCTGACCAAGGTGGTCAACTTCGACCGAAAACAGCCCCTTTACAACATCAGCCCCTACACCTTTCAGAAGCTGCTTGACGATAGCGAGAACATTGCGCCCAATCTCGTCGCCTACATCAACGGCTTCTCGGAGACGGCTCGACGCATCTTCGAGAAGTTCAAGTTCGGTGACCAGATCGAGAAGCTCGATTCGAGCAATCGCCTTTACGTCATTGTTCAGGCTATGGCGTCAATCGACTTGCACCCCGATCGAATCACGAACATTGAGATGGGTTATATCTTCGAACATCTCGTCATGCGTTTCAATGAGCAAGCCAACGAGGAGGCCGGGGATCACTTCACACCGCGCGAAGTGATTCGGCTGATGACTCACCTCGTATATACGGGCGAAGAAGACGTCTATAAGCCGGGCGTCTACCGCGAGATCTACGACCCGGCTTGCGGCACCGGCGGCATGTTGTCGGTGTCTGAGGAGACGATCCGCGCCGGCAATGCAAAGGCCCACCTTGGCCTCTTTGGGCAGGAGTACAACGACGAAAGCTGGGCGATCTGCTGCTCGGACATGCTCATCAAGGACGAAGAAACCGACCAAATCATCCTTGGCGACACGCTCGGCGACGGCAAGACCCGCGATGGGTTCCCCGGCAAGCAGTTTCATTACATGCTTGCCAATCCTCCGTTTGGCGTGGAATGGAAGGACCAGCAAAAGGTTGTCGAAAAAGAAGCCGAGGAGATGGGCTTTTCTGGCTCGGGTCGTTTTGGCGCGGGATTACCGGCGATCAACGATGGCTCGCTGTTGTTCCTTCAGCACATGATTTCGAAGAGGAAGGACCCGCCCGAGGAAGGTGGCGAGGGATCGAAAATTGCCATCGTCTTCAACGGTTCGCCTCTGTTTAGCGGCGACGCGGGCTCCGGTCCGTCCAACATCCGGCGGTGGATCATCGAGAACGACTGGCTGGACGCGATCGTCGCGCTGCCTGACCAACTCTTCTAC